CAATCTCTTTTTCAAGACGTTGCTTTTCTTTTTGTAACTCACCATTCTTTCCTATTCCATAAACTAAGAACAGGATGAATAATATAATCAGAATGGTTCCTAACCATTGTTGTTTTATGAACTTACTTATATGGTACATAACTTGTTTTTCCACCTTGTTTAACAGCTTTCAAAACTTGCTTACGTTGTTTACCAGTTGATTCGTATGATACGTGAACCCAGTCAGGGTTAGAATCTGTACCAAATTCCCAAATCATTTGATCAAAGTTTAGATGTTGCTTAATGAAATCAAAAACTTGCTTATTGGTAACACCACTTGCACTACCATCCATGTCGATATCAATCGCTTCACCAGAACAATGTTGTGATGTAAGTGATCCACCTATCTTCTTGTTTAAGGCAGCACTTCTGTACCCACTCGAAATATGAATAGGAACTTTGAAGTGTTCTCTAATAGGTTCAAATACTTTTTCAGCTAACAATTTAAAGTTTTCTAAATGTTCTGCTGTAGGTTCATTGCTGATACCATTTCTTTTTGCTGAATCACTTCTTGTAACTTCAGCAAGTGATAAGTGTTTACTCAGTTGCATCTTTTTCTTTTTTAGTGCCAAAATAATAACTAAATATCATTAAGGTAAGGGTTTTTATTAAATCAAATAATTGGTCATTCTGATGGTCTGACAATAAAGGCATACCAAAAGCTATCACTTTATCCACTACAAACACACCAACTAAAGCTGTAAATACTAATAGTATAAATCTAACTAAAATTTCTTGTGTGTTATCTGAAAACATTCTATTTATATAATAAACAGAATAGCCAATAAATGACATTGCCAGTATTACAGCAAATATTGTTATGTATACATTATGTGTACTAAACATATTTTTATTTTTTTAAATTGTTTATCTTTATTAGTTTTTAATCTCTTCAATATCACCTTTTAATTCCTTTGCTCTATTGATTGCTTTTTTCAAAACCTGCCAGATGTTAATCTTAAGAGCAGTTTCTATGTTCTCTTTAATTGATGTAAGCTCTACTAAAATAAGAAGAACACATGCAACTTTTGTAGAGAAGAACTGAACTGAAAGAATGTTCAGGAACAATTCATTTAATAAAAATTTATCGATTGGGTAGAGGATGATGATTGACACCTCATAAAGAACCATTTTGCTTATTATATTGGACAACTTTCTACTACGAATGGACTTCCATCCATTCAATTTAACTGATTTATAAATACCTGTGAATGTGTCTAGCATGATTGCTAAACCTACAGCCATAACTAATTCTTGAATTGGCGCAAAAAATAAAAGTAAGGCTGCTAGTAATTGTAAAAGAAATGTTCTCATTTAAGAATGATGTTATAGTTTGTAACTAGTTTTCCACTCTCTCCCTTGATAAAAACGATTATTTCATAGTAAGCAAATGTAATAATTTATATGTATTTATTTACTTTTTAGTGTAAAATAAATGCTATAATATAGCTATCGCATACCATATTGTGACTGCATCTTAATTCCAAGATCTTTTGCAAGATTTGGATAAAACATAGGAAGCAATCCTGCTGCTTGTGATGTTACAGGAAATGATTTCATCCAATATTTAATTACATTGTTTTTCTCAGCCATCTCTTCATCACCTATAGCCAATGCATAATTTTCTTTTAAGAAATTAAACAATGCTTTTTTATAGTTATCAAGTAATCCTACTGATGGAAATATCCCACCACTTACAAGTTTTGTAAGACTAGTTGGATCATAGAAATATCCAATCTCATCTTTAAATTTATCTACAGCTTTAAGAGCAAATTTGTGTTGATTTTTAACAATGTCACTTTCATCATCATCTGGAACAGCAGCTTTCAATAATAAGAACGTTGCCCACAATGCTGCATAGAATAATACATCAAGAATTTGATTCTTTATATTTTGTCTAACAAGATCGATGAATTCATCTTCTGTCATGTTCAATTCTTTACCTGTATCAGCTTCGTAGTCAGATTTCTTTTTCTCATACAACTCTCTCATATACTCAATGCCTTTATCGTTTCCTACTAAAGCATTATTTAATCTACCAATTGATTTTAAAAGATCATCTGTTATGATTTTAGTAATCATTCTACTTCTTCCCCATTCATATGCATCAGAAGCAGCATTGTATTTCAAGTTACCAACTCTAACATCAACAAGTCTAGGAATCCAGTTTTTGAAAATCATAAAAGAGTTTCCATAAACTGTAAGGTTAATCAAACGTTTGTTTTCTTCTGTTAAAGATCCTAGTGCATCACTTGTGAATTGTTGCACCTTTCTTCTAAGTTCAATTACACTTTGTGATTTTCTATCAACTCCAGGAATAATAAACTCATTATCAACAATTGTTCCTAATTTTAAAACACCTTGTGTCTCATTAAGATCTTTCACATCTTTTTCAAACTTCTCAGCTCTAGCTTTTCTTTGTTCTGCAGTTCCTTCATAGAAGTTTACATATTCAGGTGTAGATTTTAAATACTCTCTAGTATTTACAACTTGTCCATCCTGTACAATTGAGTTTCTTAGGTATGCAAAGAAGCCTGTAGTTTGAACAGCTCTATCACTTTCTCTCATCATGATCATCAAGAAGTCTTGTATAGCTTGTCCATCTAACTTAGTTAAAGACATGTTTTTAGCAACGTCTCTATTATAATTTTCTGTAAAAGGAATAAAGTAATCAAGAGCAGCAACCATTTTACGTTTATCTTCTCCACCCATCTTATTTGCAAGAAGCCACATCTCTGTAGATACAAAATCAGTTTTTGTAAAGTATTTTCCAGAGTTAATTAATGCTTGTGTTTTACCACCAAATAAGTTGGACATAGATGATAACACATTTAATCCTAATGCATTTACTTGAAATGTATTATTCATCTGTGTAATCAATTTGTTTATACTAAGTTGTCTGCCATCTAAGTTATCTGGAAAGATTTTATATCCTAACTTATCATTTAATTTACCACCAAAGTTTCCAAGCTTTCCAAGTAATTGATCAAATGATTCACTTTCTATATATCTTTGTTGATAGATGATGGCTTTAACCATATCTTCAATCAATTTAGAGTTCTCACTGTTGTCAGGATTATATTGTAACACACCATCTTTATATTCAGTTTTACCAAACATAGATGTTGCAATTGCTTTTTTATTTTTCTCAAGTCTGATAAGAGCTCTACCTTGTGCTTCGATATCTGAAAGATATTTAAACTTAATAGCCATCTCATTATACATAGACATTGTTTTAAACAAGTCAGTTGAATACTCTTCTTCAAATCCTTTTGTAAAATAAATAGGAATAGTGTCCACAGGTTTACCTGTAAGTGGATCAATCTTACCATATCCAACTTCAGAGTCATCTACAGAGATAGATCTAAGAAACTGTTCTCCTACAGTAATCTTTCCTCCAAATATTAATTTTTCAGAAAGTCCTTTTCTCACCCATGGTAAAAAGGTTCTTGCTTGTTTTGCATTAATGTATCCTATAGATTTATAGTACTCATTTCTTTCTTTGATATAGTTGTAGAAATCAAGAGCTGGTTTATTTTCTGGTTTATGTAATTCTTTCCATTCTTTAGATTCCCAAGTTTCTCTTTTAGGAAATTTATTTATGTTATCATACAATAACCATCCCACAGCATCTGCTGTAGAAATATTATAAAGATCTCTAACTTTAGATTTCTCTCTATTTATTTCAGCTTCATTCTGTTCATCTGTTCCAATTCTAGCTTTTTCATCAATGCGTCTGTACTCTTCTAGTATTTTATCATCTAAGAATTTTTTATATTCTTCTTGATCTATGTTGTCTTTAATCCAAGCAAAGTCTTTATCCTGTATCTTTTGTTTTAATGTAGAATAGAAAGTAGGATCAAACTCATCAACAAGTTCATTCTTATCTTTCTTCTTGATTATATCAAACATAGTTTTAGCTGTAAACCCTCTTGATGTAGCCCACTTTTGATATGCTGTTCTAATGTTCTCTAGTTTCTTAGCTTCTGTAAGTGTGTCCATTCCAGCAAAAGCAAATGCTTTATTAGCTTTCTTGAATAATGTTTCTAATCCTTTTAATTGAATAGTTGCTGTATTACCAAAGAATTTTGTAATACCTCTAACAATCTTCTCAGGAGAAGAAAGACCTTTTACATTTTCACTACCACCAATAATATCATTAGTGAATTCAATATCCATTTCTTTTAACAGATCCTCATAATTCCTTGCATTATCTACAGCATCTTTTAACAATTCTCTTAATTCTTTGTCTTCATTAGAAAGTTCACCTGCAAATAAGAAACGTAATTCTGTATCTAAATTTATATAAGTTTGTAAAGATTCTCTTGCTGTCTCAATAGTTTCTGCAAAGTTTTCAATCTCGTCTGCAGAAAATGTTGTAGCATCTTTCCCTTTAAATTTATTTGTATAGGTATCAAGAATACCTTGTATTTGTTTATTTAATATTCTTGCTTGATTTACTAATGGAGCAACGTTCTGTTTCATTTGCAATTGTCTAATTGCATAGAACAAAGCATTTAACTGTTCAGCTTTATTTAGTTTTTCTGATGGAAGAGCTTTCTGTTCAGAAAGTTTTTTATAGATGGCATTAAGTTTTTCCAATAATGCATCAATCTTTTTGTTTCCTGTTTTCTCAGCTTGAAGTCCAACAGGAATTAAATAATCATCAGTAATGTTTTTAACATTAACATCTCCAATACTTACACTCAATAGTTTAGGAAGAACACCAGTCTTAGGATTGGCTTGAGAATAAAAAGCCTTGATAGGAATCATCCTTGTCTGATCAAAGTTTTCATTCTTAACATTGTATGTTTTACTAATAATGTATTTGTAATTATCCATTTGTGTATTCCAAGCATTCACTTTGTACCATGGAATATCTGAATACTTATCTACGTTAAGATCCATAAACTTCCAATCAAGAATACTCACTTTACCTTGTGGATCAATTGCCAAGAAATCCACTGTACCAGCAATATCTCTTTTAGCATCATATATGATTTGCTCAGACATGAATCTAGTTCCTTTAGGAAAAGAATTAAGACGCTCCTGCAAGTTATTTCTAAGGAGCTCATACATATCTCTATTGAAAGGATCTAATTGAGATGTGTATCCAGAATCATCTAGTGGAGTATCTCTAAGTAATCCATTCTCATCTACAAATAAACTAAATGCATATTCAATATCAGCATGTCCTGCAGTTCCTTTCTCAGCCTTAAGATCATCTACAGCTGTTTGAAATTCACTCTTAGTAAGGTCATTGCTTTTGAATCTTCTTTCATACCAATCAGCAACAAGATCACTTACCCTTCTGCTAATTTTTTTACCATCAATATAATATCCTTCATCTTTCTTTTCTATCTTAGAACCAAGTTCTTTGATGGAGTCATAAACTTGTTCTTGTTTTGACTTTTGTAGAAACACTGTATTTTCTTCAGCTCTAATATCATCAGCTGTTCCTATCTCTTCTCCAGATAAGATCTTCATAGCTGCTGTATCAAACCCACTCTTGATAAATAATCCTTTGAGTGAATCTAATATCTTCTGCCATAATGTTTGTGCTTTAGCTAGTAGCTCAGGATTCTCTGTAGTTCCTTCAACTTTTTGAATAATAACTTCAGCTAACAATTTACCAATAGCTTCTTCCTTAAGTTTTAGAACATCAGGTTTACCATCTTTGGTTTGATAATTCTTATCTGTAGAATAATCAGCAAACACTTGTTTAAGTATTGCATAATTATTAATCTCTTTGAGAAGTTGTTGATATAACTTTGGATCAGTTTGCTTGATGATTTCAACAGCAAAGTGCATAGCTTCTTCAGGAAGAGCACCAGCTTCTTTCCCTTCTACCACTTGAACTAATTTCTGTGTAATATTTGCAACAGCATTAGCATCAAGTTTAATTCCATTAACAACAATTTGTTTTACAGAATTAACATTTACACCAATACGTTTTAGAAAATCATTTACAATAGCAATGGTTTTAGGAGAAGCTTTAGAACTTTCTATTCCATCTTCTAGCTGATAGAATACCCCTTTAGCATTATCAATTTGTTTGAATGCCCCTTTATTTGGAATGGCTTTACCATCCTCCTCTGAGAAAAGTTTACCCTTAATATCAAAACGTTCTTGAGCATCCTTACTCCATTGATTGTTTAAATTGTTAAACTTGTTATAATCAAGAATGTTTAAAAATTTATCAATAACATCCTTAGTTCTTAAGGATGCTTTTGTTGATGCTTCTGAAGTTCTAAACTTTTTTTTGTCGTTACAACTCATGGTTATTTATTAAAAAGGATTGCACGTATCATTGTTATCTTCTTCTTCCCAAGACTCATCTTCTTGTTCAAATAGATCTAATTGTTCTCCTGGTTCTGCTTGTTCACTTATAACTTCCACAGGTGTTTCTGCTTGTAAAGATACATCTTTTGCTTCAACTTTTCCTCCATAGAATTCTATCAAATCAGCATCAGGAATTTCATTAACTATCTTAACAGTTCCATTATCAATTACAGATGGTTTAAAGTCTTCATAGTTTTCTGTAGCTCTGTTTCCATCTCCATATAAATTTATTAATTTATATACATATTGATCTCCAACTTTTTCATTAGGAGCAATTAAAGGTTCTCCATTAGGAAGTTTAACTTTAGCATATCCATAAACATCTTTCAATGATGGATCTCCTTTCAACTTCATTAATGCATAATCCATTTTTGTAATAGTAAGACCAGTCTTCATATCAATACTATCTCCTGTAAATCTGTCTACCACAACTCTAGGAACTTTAACAAAATCATTTTTCAAATAAAAAGAATTGTATTTCTGACTAAGAAGAAGCACTTTTCTTTCTGAAGATTTAATTCCTAATCCTTTTATATTTGGAAAGTTTGGAGAGTAGTATGTGTATATATCAGCATAGTGATTCCCAAGAGAATCAAGTTGTACAGTTGGCACATCTGATGCTTCAAAGAATTTAGGAGCAACAGATGGTACAATAGTATCATCGCTGAAGTTATTTCTTTGAAACATTCCTTTTGCAAATGCTTGTAAGTTTTCATCAGCAACAATTGCTTCAACAACAGGAGTTACAATCTCAGCATAGTCTTCAATAGGAAGAATGTTTTTTATTGAGATGGCTGATTGATAAGATCCTTGCAGTATTGCTACAGCAATAATATCTTTATACAAAGCATTCAACTCATCATTGTAATCTCTTAACTCTCTCATCATCCCTGTGTAAAGATTCTCATCATAAGCATCTTTGAGGTTCACTTTAAGTTTGATGCTTTTTGCACCATCCACTCTATCAGATGTAACAATTGAAAGATCGTTTAGTATTTTAAGATTAGGGTAGTCTTTCTTAGCTTTTTCTAATCTATTAACTACAGCTGTATTATTATCAACTAACAATTCTTTTACTCTATCACTGATTCCAGTTTTAGTTTGGATGATGTAATCTAAGAATGCACTCTTAACTTTATTAGATATTTTATTAAAGTCATCTGCGCTCATGTATTCATTTTCTGCAAATGAACGTAACACATCATCAGTGATTAATCTAAGACTATCTTGTTCTAACTTCAAGATTGCTCCCATAGCTTGAGTGGATTTAGAAAGAAATCTTTCTTGTTTTCCTATGAATGTATTATTTAACACATCATCCACTGAACTAATAATACTTTTTCCACGAGCAATATCTGTTCTCAATTGTTTTCTCATCAACTCATCTCCACTACCAAATCTTGTTGTATCATAGTTTGTGGCTTGTGTAAACTTAAATGCATACTGTGCCATCTTAGCATATTTCAAGAACTCATCAAGAACAATATGTTGTACAGCATTGTCATCAGATGATTTGAAATAACCTTTTTCATAAAAACTATAAATGTTTCCACCAAGCATTTCAACATCAATTTGAGCATTATCTATTTGACTTTGTGCAGCAACAAATTTTGATTTAATTGTAAGTATGTCATTTCTTTTGAATAAATTTTTAGAACCTTTAGCATCTAACATCTTCAAGTACTCAGAGATGATTGGTTGATTTAAGAATAATGCAGCTTGTTCACCAGCACCAACATTTTCTAAGAACATAAATGTTCCAATAACAAGATTGCTCTGTATGATGTCAAGGATGTATGGATCTTTTGCAACGTCCACAAATGATGTAGCATATCCAGAAAGTCTATTTGAGATTAATTCTTCACTATCTTTTACTTTAGTTCCTGATAAAGAAATATATTTTATACCATTAACATCTACTGTATTGTGTTTAAGAACAATCTTTCCATCACCTAATAAGATTCTATCATACTCATCAATGTTTTCAAATCTTTCAGGGTTAATATAAATTTTACTTTTTTGTTTCAATGACAAATTAGTAATATTAACTGCTGCAATACCCACCCATTTTTTAGCTGTAACAAATGCGTTTCTAAGTTTGGTCATGTAGTTTCTATCAAGAATTCTATTCTTAATTCCTGTTTCATCATATCCTCTTAGAGTATTTAATCTACTAGCAAGACCTTTTAATCCTGCATCATTAACAGGAGAAATCAATCTAGTAAAGTTTTCTGGAAGAGTCATGAGTTTCTCAAGAGAATCATAGTATTCATTCTCAAGAGATTTTTTATACATGTCATTTACATAATCATTGCGAAGTTCACTTTGTAAATTACTGTCTGTAAGTTTACTAAGTTTCTTCTCAACTATACTACGAAAATCATATGGGTTATCATACTCGTCTTGAACTGATTTTATATAAT